CGGACAACACGATAAACCTACGGACAACCGACAGGGATAGGGTTGTTTACCCTTTGCTGTTTGCTGACCTGCAATCGATGACCGTAGGCGTTGGTGCGCTTACGCTTGGCGTTAGCGTGCTTGTGATGGACAGGGTTGAGGATAGCCGCAACCTATCAACAGTTGTGACTGGTAGCGTAGTGGCGAGGTGGACTGACAATGAAGATGAGGTGCTGAACGACACCTTATATATAATGCGTGACTTCATCAGCAAGTTCACGAACGACCCTGCGAAGGATTACACATTGCAAGATGCCGTGAGCGCGACCAGGTTCGTGGAGGCGCGAGATGACAAGGTCGCAGGATGGCAGGCTTCGGCAAACTTTGACTTTGAATATCCGCACAATTCTTGCGAAGTTCCGGATTGAGTGGTATTTAACTAAAAAGACAATGGCAAATATTAGTCAGATTAACGATGCGATGATTGGCGGTGGCGGCAGGATTAAATATTTCGGCACAACCGCGCAAACAGACTTGCTTTGCGACTACGTTATTATGCGCGGCACAAGTCAGGTCACTGTATTGACCGATGAGAATGACGTAAACTTGATTACCGAGTTAGGCTTGGCAGGCTTAAACCTTCCTGCGTTTTGGATATTGCGCGCGCCATACGGACGTAAAATCAAAAACATCACATTAACGTCAGGCGGCGCGGCTTATTGGTTTTAACCTATGGCACTATTCTTCGGTCACGCGTTGCCCTATATGGCAACCAACAACGATGGCAACCTATATGCTGAACTGCTACCTGCTGACCAGCGCGTAGAGGCGGCAAGCGGCACGCAGGAAATTGCAGATGGTTGTTTGGATAGCCGCGTTGTTGATTTGCGCTCACGCGTTGAAGAGCAGTTGAACGCCAACCTGTTGTTCAATTCATCAATGGCAGGCGCGACAGGAAGCGTGTTGCCAACGAATTGGGCGAGTGGTAGCGTTAGCGGATTGACCTACACCATTAGCAGTGCATCAACCGTTGCGGGCTTCCGCGCGATTGAGTGGACAGTCAGCGGTACGGCATTGTCGGATGGCGAGATATACCTTGCCTGCGAGCCGATGCAGTCGGGAAGTGTTGTTGCGCAGATACCAAACGAGTACATTGGCACTATGTACTGCGCGAAGGTGAGCGGTACGATTAAGGCGGGGATGGTATTGCAAACGCTGACGCAGAACTTTGTGGACGGGGCGGTGCAGGAAACAAAGACGAAGGACTTGGCGGCAGTGACAGGGCAAACCTTTGTGCGCATTGAGCCGAATAGCGTGAAGACCGATATTGACTTGGAGAACCGCGTGAATTTGCGGTTGTATCAGCCGATATCGAGCGGTGAAGCGGTTGACTTCACCATCCGTGTTGCCGCGCCGCAAATCGAGGCAGGCTTTGCGGCATCGCCATTTATCAGCACGGTGTCGGGTGCCGTTAGTGAAGTGCGCGGCAGGCCTTCGGTTTTGGTTGTGCCGCAACTAACGAAAGCAGGAACGGTCTATCCGCAAATCCCTGTGGTTAGCGGTGCTGACTTCACCTTCACGAGAGCGACCACCGCCACGCGGGTGAATGCGAGCGGCTTGATTGAGAGCGTAGCCAGCGGAGTGCCGCGCATCGACTGGCTGGGGCAGTCGTGTCCCGGCTTGTTGGTCGAGGCAAGTGCGCAGAATCAAGCATTGTGGAGTCGCGACCTATCGGTGAGTGGCACATGGGCGGCAAGTGGTATCACGGCAGTACGCAACGCCGTTGGCGCTGATGGGACTGCATCAGGAGCAACAACGCTGACGGCTACGGCGGCAAGTGCGACGATAACGCAAAACATATCGCACGCCTCGCAGTCGCGTATTTTCTCGGCCTACATGCGTAGAGTTTCAGGATCTGGTCAAATTCAGCTCACCACAAACGGCGGCACAAATTGGGAGACCGTAACGTTGACAAGTGCGTTTGCTCCGTTTAATAGTGGCGCGCAAACCGTGGCGTCGGGGCAGGTAGGAATACGCATGATTGCAAGTGGTGATGTTATCGAAGTCGATTTCACGCAGGCAGAAGTTGGCCCTATTGCTACATCACCAATCCCCACCACGACAGGAGCAGTCAGCCGTGCCGCCGACGTCATCAGCGCATCGGGTGCGCTCGTGAGTGGGTTGATAGGCCAAACGGAGGGGACTATCTATGCGGAGGTGGATGTGAGGAGTTTTGCATCCACAACTTCGCGTGCTGTTTTCTATATTAGTGATGGATCAATGCAGAATTACATTAGGCTTGAATATCAATTTTTTTCACCTCGATATGTATTGGTAGTGTCATTAGTTCAGGCTGGTGTTACAATATATGAGAAAATAGCTACAACAGGGACAGATGTTGTTAATGGCACGATAAAAATCGCTTTTGGTTATTCTTCTGGAAACAATGAGGTATTTCAAAATGGCGCAATTTTAAGTGGAAGTGTAACTGGCGTCGGAACATACGCGTCATTAACAGGGTTATCTAAATTAAATTTAGGCTCAAGAGGTACTGATTTAAATCAATTCAACGACCGCATCCGCGCCGCTGCCCTTTACACCACGCGGCTATCTAACGACCAACTCGCCGAATTAACCCGACTATAAATGCCGACCTTCCGCAAATACGCCTTCCCCAACGAGGCAACATTCACCGCGCTACCAGTGCCGCAAGGCTTCGCAGTGCCGCTGGGCATCATTGAGGGCGCATACTGCGTCGACATTCTTTGGGATGCAGAGCCAAATGCCGCCTACCTGCCCTATGAGTGCTGGCCTCCGCCTGTCGGGGTGCATACCTTTTTAGGATGGGATGAGCAGTACGGCAAGGACTACACCGAGCGCGATGACTTGAACAACACACTAAACGAAGACTAAAATGATCGACTTCCTCAAATCAATCGGCATAAACCTCGGCCTAACCATCGCCGGATTCTTCGGCGCACTACTGCTCGCCCCCAAAATGAAGAACTGGAAAATGCAACTGATCGCCGTGCTTTCAGGCACGCTATCTGCCACCTACATCGCGCCAGTCATCATCGGCATCCTAAACATTCAAGCGGCGAATATCGAGTACGGCCTCGCCTTCATCGTCGGCTTTTCGGGCGTCAAGATCACGGAGGTGCTGGAGGTGCGCATCATGAAGCTGCTCAAGTCGACACCAAACAACTAACATGAATATAACCCGACGCGCGGCCAACGTACACACGTTTGACTGCGAAGGGAAGGATGCGGAGTTTCTGCTCGTCAGCGACTTGCACTGGGACAACCCAAGGTGCGATCGTGACCTGTTGAAAAGCCACCTCGACGAAGCCGTGCGCCGGAACGCCAAGGTCATCATGAACGGCGACACGTTCTGCCTCATGCAGGGCAGAGGCGATCCTCGCAGGGGCAAGGATGAAATCAGACCGGAACACAATCAGGGCAACTATCTGCAAGCGGTAGTGAACGACGCGGTGCAGTGGTTCAAACCATACGCTAAGCACATCGCGCTCATTGGCTACGGCAACCACGAAACAAGCGTGATCCGCAATGTTGAGTTCGACGCATTGCAGATGTTCGTCACTCTACTCAACCACGAGTACGGCACTGAAGTTCAGCTTGGCGGCTACGGCGGAGCAATCCTGTTCGGATTCACGCACAGTCCTAAAGTAAACCACCGCACACGCTTTGCGATGCACTACTACCACGGCTCTGGCGGAGGCGGTCCAGTGACCAAAGGCGTCATCCAAGACCAGCGGATCATGGCGATGGTCGAAGGCTACGACTGCACTTGGCAAGGTCACGTGCATGAGTTGTATCACCATGTGAACGTCATCACCTACCTCAACCGAAGCGACTACATGATCAAACAACGGCCTCTGCACCAAATTCGTACAGCGACATACAAGGAGGAGTATCAGGGAGGGGTTGGAGGCTTCCACGTTGAGCGAGGCAGGCCGCCGAAGCCATTGGGCGGCTACTGGATGAAGCTCAAGCTGGTTCACCTCAACACCAAGAAAATAGACACTCGCATCATTGATGCGACGTTCACGACGACCAGCACCCGATAGGGTGTAAAGTGGTAGGAGGCGCGTTGATTCGTACCTGATGGGGTGTAAATTATAGTACCAATGTAAGGGCAAAGCTGACTGCAATGCTTTAACCCATCGAAATCGATGGAATTAAGTAATTTTGTGACCTAATCAGGCATCATGCGAAACATCAAATACCTCGTCGTTCACTGTACCGCGACACCGCACTCAACTACAATCGATTCGATTCAGAACTACTGGCGGACAAACCTGAAGTGGAAGTCACCCGGTTATCACAAGGTCGTGAAACCCAACGGCGAGGTCATCACGCTGGCTGATGATGACACCGTGTGCAACGGCGTTGCCGGCTACCATTCGGTGAGCCTCCACATCAGCTACATCGGCGGCGTTGACAGCAGAGGCAACCCAGTTGACAATCGCACGCACGGGCAAAAAGACGCACTCTCACAGGTCTTGCACGAATGGCGCGCCAAGTACCCAGCCGCCAAGATCCTCGGCCATCGCGACTTTCCAAAAGTAGCCAAAGCCTGCCCATCGTTCAATGCTACGCAGGAGTACGCTCATATTTAGCCTGCTGCTTTTTGGCTGCTGCCGGAAGCCGGCGGAGGTAATCCGCACGAGTGCTATCGTTCACACTGACCGGCAAGTAGTGACCGCTGGCAGCTTGACGGAGTTGACGCTTCCTGACCTCTGCGACAGTGCTGGAGTTGTGCGCCGCTTCGCCCTGCGCGACAGTGCAAAAACAAGCGTTCTAAGCGTCGCAAATTCAGGTAGTGGCATTGTCATACGTCTGCGCAGAGATACGGTCGTAGAGCGGCTTATTTTGCGCGACACGACAATCGTAGAGCGCACTGTCGTCGTTGAGCCGAAGAAGCGCAAAAGCAGGTGGCCGATACTGCTTGTCGGGGCGATTTTGGGACTGCTCGCCAGCGTCGTTTTGTTCGCTCGGTTGAGGTAAGCGCGGAAAATCAAGGCTTCAAAATCAATGGTGTCTGAAAGTTTTTTTCAGAAAGTGCCCCTACGCGCTGGAAACGCAGAAAAAAAAATAAAAAAACATTTGGAACGTATATATATATGTATGTATATTTGCATATACCAAAACGGGAAAACAACCTAAAACCAAACACACCATGACACCACAACAACTTTACCAACTTGCGATAATCAAATCAGCAAAAAAGACTAACCGACCTAACCCAAGCAAAACTATCAAGGCAATGGAACCGGCTAAAGAAGTTTACCTTGAGCGATGGGAAGGCAGCGAATCAGTAAAGTATTGGTATTGGCTCGTAGATGCCAAAACCGAAGAACCAATCGATGGGTCAAGTAAAAGATACGTTGCTTTAGATATGGCAAATCGATGGGGATTAAAAATAATACGTAAAAAATAACCCTAACCCACCGAGGGGTGCGGCTCGCCAACGCACAATCTTTTAACCAACGTAAACCAACCCAACCATGAACCACGACATCATCACCCACACCCCAATCACGATGGACAACGGCAACGTCGTTGAGGCCTACATCCACAAGCTGCCCAGCGGGATGTACGCAATGCACGCCGACTATCCGTTCCGGTCAAACAGCAACCCGACGCGGACACGTCAAATTGTAGACGCGCTATTTCGCAGCCAACACCGCG